GTATGGGATGGCTTGGCCCATTTTATTGCCGGGCATCATTGGCGCATACAGTATGCGACCCGTTTCGTCCTGACTTTTTTCAGCTTTTGCGCTAAAGTAAATGTGTTTGCCTTTCAAGTCACGAAAAGCGCGGATAATTTCAGTTACTTGCTCTGCCATTTCGCCATAAGCAGCCCGGCCGTCTTTGTTGTTTCGCTTTTCATTTGCAAGCACCAATTCTGCAATTTCGCTCAACGAATCAATTGCAATTGACTGATACTGTACAGCCTCTTGGCTTTGCGCTACAAAAGCGTAGGCATCCATCAGCGATTGATACGAGTTAACTTCGATGTATGGCAAGTCAGCGCCAGCGATTGAGAGCAAGCCTCCCTCGGCGCTAATAACAAGCGGCGATGGCATTGTTGGAATAAGGCAGGTTTTACCCGCACCGCTCATGCCGTAAACGACAATGCAGATGCCATTTTGTTGGTGCACTTCTGACGTGCGTTTGATGCTAAAAGCCATGTTGGATTCTCCGGTTTGGCGTTTGTTTCGGACTTTCTGCGTTTCAGTTTGTCCGTGCCTCAATTCTAACCTAGTTTTTAGCACTTTGCACGAAGTTTGCAAAATAATTCGCATTTTGTGTGGGTACAATGCAGTCACTATCAACACACTACCGGAGAATTCCATGCTTAATGAAGATCAGCTTAGACTTGCCCTTGACGGGCGCACACTGACAACGGTCTCACGCGAAACTGGCATTAGCTACGATGCGCTTTATCGCTTCGTTGGCAAGTCACTGAGCCTTTTTGATCATGCAACATTGTCTGACTATATAGAGTGTAAGACGCAAGCGGTGCAAGATGCCGCGCATGATGCAACTGACGCCCCCAATACCGCTGAAGGGGCTAAATAATGGCGTCACTGGGTCAAATTTTCAGCGTTAAGGCCTTGCCCACTGAGTTGAGCTTAGTCAATCAGCCGCATCCCACGTCTTACGTGCAGCCGCCAGAGGTGCAGTTACGTGATGCAATGATTCGCGCGGGTGTTACGCCACCATCTCAGATGGTGATGGATGGCAAGATTCACCGCTATGCAACGGGTGACAAACGAGGCGACAAGTCGGGTTGGTATGTGGCCTATAGCGATGGCGTGCCTGCGGGTTCGTTTGGCTGCTGGCGCAGTCTGGGCGAAGGCGCCGTGGCATGGCGGGCTGACATTGGCCACCCATTGTCTTACGATGAAGAACGGGCCTTTGCAGCGCGTCAAGTGCAGGCCAAGGCTATGCGCGAGGCTGAGAATGCGCGTATCAAGATTGAGGGCGCACGAGCGGCACAAGAACGCTGGGAAAACGCCAGCTCAGAATGTGCCGCGCATCCTTATCTCGTAAAAAAGGGGTTTTCATGGAACCCCGGTTGGAGAATGGACGTTGGCGGGCGCTTAATTTCACCAATGTTCAAGGACGGCGAGATTGTCGGCACGCAGTCGATTGGGCCCGAGGGCGATAAACAATTTGATTTTGGTAGCACGGCTTCGGGGTCGTGGTGGCACTTTGGCCCCGTTCACGGGGCTGCTGACCGGGTCTATATAGTGGAGGGCGTCGCCACCGGCGTGAGTGTATGCAACGCCACGGGCAAAGGCATCGCCGTTGCTTACAGCGCACAGAATTTACCGGCAGTAGCAAAGGCAGTGCGTGAGACTGTAGGCGCATCGTGCGAGATTATGATTGTGGCTGACAACGATGGCATCGGTAAAGATGGCATTATCGGCGGACCGGGCTATGCTTGGGCGCAGAAAGCGGCCCAAGCGGTGCAGGGGTGTAGCGTGGTGTTGGTGCCAACAATTCCCGGCGGGCCTGACAAAATGGACGCCGATGATTTTGTAAGGGCAGGCGGGGATTTGCGAGGGTTGTTAGAGGATGGCGACGTCACAATGACAGTGGATGGCAGTCAGGCTGTGATTGACGCATTGGAGGCGCATCCACTTGCTCAGTTTGTCGCAATTGATAGCCAAGCGCGAGCGCCTAAGTGGATTATTCCGGGTTTGATTGAATCGGGCGTGATCACTATTTCTGGGGCGCGGGGCGTGGGTAAAACTACCAGCATTTTGCCGTTGGCAATGGCCGCCGCCGGGTTGCATGGCGAAGGCTATGCACTGGGGCCGAAAAAGCCCGAACGATGGCGCCACGTTGTGTACATCGTCGAGCATGTAGAGCAGGCGCAGCGCATTATTGCGGGTCTGGTGCATCATAGTGGGATGGGTATTGACCCACAGGCGGTAGTTGACCGGCTGCATTTGGTTGAAGCCAAGCGCCTAGACCCAAAAGAACTTGTGCCCGTGGGCGCGCTGTACCGTCACAAATTCGCACGTAATGTAGGCGGTGTAGAGATACCGCCATTGGTGGTGTTTGACACTAAAGCAGCGGTGTTGGCAATGGACAACGAAAACGACAATAGTGAGGCGTCACGCGCCATTGCGGCGTTGAAACAGGACTTCGCGGGTTTGCCATGTTGGATTATTGGTCATGTTGCTAAAGCCAGTTTTGGCAGCAAAGACCTCAAGGCACTGTCTGACCGTGGCGCAGGTGCCTTTGAAGCTGACACGGTGCAGAACTTGTATTTGATCGAAGAAGAAAAGCAGCGCTATCTGGCGCTGGGCAAAAAGAGGTTTGAAACCGCCATTGTCGAATGTGATATTACAAGCCATACCGCTGAAGTTGACGCCATCGACGAATGGGGCGACATTGAAAAAACAACACTGCGCTGGGGCACGGTATCGCCGCGCGAGACTGAGCGGGAAAAGACGGCCCCAGTCGATAGCACGGACGATGGCAAGGCACACGAGGCAAAGCAAGCATATCAGCAAGCGTGGATTGAATCGGGTTGCGAGACCGTGGCGTTAGATGGTCGACAATGGCCTATTTTGAGCCGTAGCGCGTTTGTCACTTGGATGGCATCGGAATATGGAATCACTGAAAAAACTGCGACAAATCGCCTTGCACCCAAAGGAGAAATGGGGTCTCATTTGTTTGGCAGTCAGTGGGCAGTGAATCATACGGGCGGCAATATCCGAGCAGCCGATGCAATGTGGGCGCAAGCATTGATTGAAATGGCTACTAACCAAGCTAAAAATGACCCCACAAAGGCCGCGCCAAACTCTGTAAATTCACCATTGCAAGCAATACCCGATCAATCTAGTCAACTAATTGACAACGACGAAACCGATGGCTCAGATTGACCATTTTCACAATTTTCCCAATGAAATCAACGTCCCGCATCATCCCTCTTATCCTAGGGACGTCCTCGGGACGTTCGGGACGAAATAGATTTGCAGGGTAGTTGACAACATCCACGCATCCCGCGTAGAATACGGCCTGTAAGGCCGATTCATAGCGGGACAGCGGGATGGTCTCTACCAGCACAATCGTGGGGCTACCGGGAAACCTCAAAACCCCAAGCTAAGTCAGCCACTACAAAAAGCTAATCAATTTATCAACTCTGGAGAAAAACCAACCATGCCACGTCATACAAAATATTTACAAGCTCGCGCGGGTTCTACAGCCCCGGCAAAGCACAGCGCTAGCTCTAAACAAGTTGGCGGCACTCACTATAAAGATATGAAAATACAGCCTTGGGACGTCATGGGGGCATGGATGACCAAAGAACAATTCAACGGCTTTTTAATGGGGTCAGCAATGGCGTATATGGCCCGTGTCAATACGCAAGGCAAGGCAGGCAAGGGCGGGCGTCAGGACGTCGCTAAAGCGGCGCACTATCTGGAAAAATGGCTTGAAGTCAACCCGGCGTAAAACGCTACTGATCTAACCCAAGGCCGCTATCCAGCGGCTTTTTTTTGCTCTGTTACAAATTAGTTGAAAAAAGATGGTTTAACCTGCAATAAGTTCGCTATAATTAATACATCGCAGGAAACTGCAACGGGTGCCCCGCCGGTTCAGGGGCGAAGGAAATTATCATGAACTCAACTCAAGTCAATCGCAATTCACGTTATTACATTAGCGACGTTCTTAGTGTGATGGTACAGCATCCAGATTTTAAAGATGCAATTGATGGCATCAAATTGCTGTACTCGTGGGATTTTGATGCAATGATTGAACTACCATCTTTTGACATTGAAGTGCGCCGCGCTCTTGACACTGCAAATCTTTGCGCGGAGTTGTACGGTGTGCAACGCAGTCATGAAAATTGGGCGTCAACGTCACTGACCGATGGCGACGTTATTCGTTATTTGATGAACGCTGCTGATGTGGTAGGAGATTGGGCATTTTTGCCGGCCATGCGTGTTGCTCAATCACATTAACCAATAAACCAACCGCCCGGCCACCGCGCCGGGTTTTTAATGCACACACGAGAACACAATGACCAATCACCCAAATCGAAGTCGAGTCAAAACGGCGGCATCAAACCCAACGCCGGTTGAAGTGCATCAAATGCGAAAAGATGCCGGGCTTACCCAGCCCCAAGCCGCCGCCGTTGTCTATACAACAGTGCGTAGTTGGCAAAATTGGGAAAGTGGAGAAAAGCGCATGCACCCCGGTTTGTTTGAACTGTTTAAGCTTAAGACGCAATTGATCTGACAATCTATCAACCAACCACAGAGAACATCATGAAAAAACGCACAAAACGCAAAATTTACCCGCTTGTTAACCCGATAGCAATGGCGATTGAAGGGGCATCGGTTACGTCTAACGACTTACTAGACAAGGTTCGTCTCGTAGAGCTAGCAGCGATTGAAGCAATTGCCAAAGGACACGG